TTCCGATTTACAACCCTTGTGTTAGAAGGGACTTTCATACAGGAATTACAACCTGTATTAAGATTACACGTTGCACCTAAAAGGAACTTAAGAAAGTGCTAATTTTTCCAGCCCAGTCAGCAGCGATAGGAGCATACTTGACTATAGCATCAGCAACTTTAGTTGCAGCACCAAAAATATCCTTAAGATGGAATGGATTTTCATGGAACTGTGGAACACTCTTACAGGCGATTCTTGCTTTTCGAAAAACGTCAGGATCACCTTGAGCAACAATTGTTTCCACCAAACGTGATGAAGTTTCATATTCAAATTGATTGCAAATTGTCCACTTACCAACTTCTAAGAGGTCAGTACTCTCGACAACTATAAAGATTACCAACAAAGGTGATTTTGGGACTAAATTATACCCAAACCATGTCAAGACATCCTTTGTATATTCTGAAAAATCTTGCATATCATAATCAATTTCACCACTAGGTTTAAGAAAGCCATAAATGCCTTTCTTAGCATCAAATTCTCCATGATTTGGAACTCCAACGATTTTCTTGTAATTCGTCCAATCATCAAAATTAACTCCTTTCGGAGTTTGAGTCATTGCTACCGTTCCATTGGCAGTCAATGCAGCTGTTTTGTTTGAGTACATAATAGAAGCACCTAAGATTCTAACTTTGGAAACCAAAGTTCCATTCTCAAACACATCAGGGATTGGCAAATGAGCAAAACAAGAAGCTTGGTGGAGTATATAGAACGTTGTTGTAAAATCAGTAATCGCATCTGTTTTATTCGTTGTTCTAATAAACCATCTTCTATAGGCGGAATCAGAAAATGGACCTAAAGTGTTAAGGCCAGGGCCAGCTATTGCAGGGACAGATCCGTCCATTACAAAATTCTCTCCCTCCCATTTTTCAACGACAATATCAACTTGATGAGTACCATCAAGTGTTCCAGTGACATCCCATTTAAAGGTATCACCTGCATTGGCGTAAATTATTCCATTTATTCCGTCAGGACCTTTTCCAGAACCAAGTACAGAACCATGAGGTTCCCAGTTCTGTGGTTTGTGTGAAGAAAAGTAGGCAATTTGGGGATACAAATTCTCTCCTACTTCATTTGGCATCCACACTTGACCAACAATTGTGGTCGAAGAAGGATCGTTGACAAAATTAGCATCATACCTAGATGTTTCATTGTTTGTATTCGAGTCATACAAAACCGCATTTCTTGCTACATCTCGATAGAGAGCTCCAAACATTTCATTTGGATTAAGTTCACCAGTAACAGTTGTACCTGCCGAAGGCCAGGCTACATCAACAGTATTCGTTGGTTTAGCTGTTGTGGTTGGTTCACCAGTATATTCATCTACAAAACGCTCAGTCGGACTTGTACAAGGAGCACAAATATTAAGAACAACGTTTTTAACTTCAGCTTTCATTGCAGGTTCTTGCAAATATTTTGCTTCCCTAGCAGCTGAAATTTTATTCTGAATTCCAGGTTTAACTTGTTGCATTTTCACAGCCAACTTTGCAGTTTGCTTGGCAACACGTTGTTTAGCTCTCTTTCTCGCTTTGTTATTACGAGCCACTTTGTCAATAAGAATTTTCGCTTCTTCTTTAGCAACTTGTTTTACATGGGCTTTCTCAGAGGGGCGGTTCCTTGGCACTCTCTGTGGCATAGATTGATTTCCATTGAGCGAATGCATCAATCGGTTCCATGACTCAGCACGAGCAGCTTCAAAGGTCGCACCTTGCTGCATTGTTAATCCCTCAGGAGGTTGAGTTAGTCTCCTGAAGAATGGCTCTATAAATTTGTCAAAACTAGGCCTATTCATTTTAAGATTGGAATACTTCATTTTGAGTTTTTTGAAGTTATAATACTGTTCAAGAACAGTTAGAATCTTTCGAGTTGCTGACTCCATCGTTAAAGGAGTAAAGTAAGATACTTTACTAAGATCTCCTACAATCTGTTTATTGACGTTTTTAATATGATCTAAATTACCGTAAAATAATTTTGATCTGAACGCGTCACAGTCGAGATCATAAGAGCCTGATGGATTTCGATTTTGCGACTGTTGAGCAAGTCTGCCAAAATCTGTTCTAAATATATTTCCGTTTGCGGCGTGCATAAGTTTCCCCCATACTTCCGCAAGAACGGATGCATAAGATTCTTCAGTATCTTCAAATTTAGCTGCTTCAAACTGAGTGCAGAAGTTCGATAAGCACGGTCCAATCTCTTCAATAAAATGTGGGCCTGGTAAGCAAAACTCGACCAATACTGGGAAGAGTCGGTTACACCTTGTGAGATTTGACTCAGCATATGATTCAAAAGCCAAAGACTTAAGTCTTTTGCGTAATGCATCTTTAGGAGAGCGCGAAATTGGAGATTGCTTGTTCCCAAGCGTTTGTTTCTTTGCATCATCTTCGTTATTTCCAATAATGTTAAGTTTAGATAACTTTTCGAGTGTGCGAAGATCTTCGCTGTCCACTGCGAAATTTGCAGCATTATTATTAATATAAGTTTGAGCTGCACCTTGTTCAGCAGCGGATTTAGTCGAGCTGTTATAGCTAGAAACAATTTCTCCATCGATGGATAATTTCGCACAAAAGCCTCCAGAGATTCTTGCTTGCGTACTATAAAGTACTCGTTTATTTCTCTGTTGAGCCCAATGATTGATGATCCCCTTTGAATCAATAGCAGGTGTGGTCGTGGTATTTGGTTTTGACATTCTGTTACTTGTTGAAAGAACGTTTGTAATGAATTTGTTGACTCTATTGAGTTTGTAGATTCCAGTTTGAATCTTTTCAAGTTTCTGCGTGTCTAGATATGTATCTAAACATGACGATTCCTCCAAGGTCGTCAGGCTTGGAAGACTTTCCCAGCCAGTCCAAAAACTGACCGCCCACTCAAAAGATGGTATTAATTCATATTGGTGTTCTTTCGCAGTAAATAGTTCAGCAACAATATCATCATCTCGTCTCTTCTGTGTCCAGTCCGGACCATATACATGATCAAGTAAACGAATGAGTTTGACAAGTAGCAACCGGATTTTGTTGAATTCCTCACGTCCATTAAATGTGGATAAAACACATAAGTTGTAGAGTTTAGAGTAGTATTGCAATGCTTTTTCCACTGGTTCTTTCTCCAAAGGAGTACGTTTACCAGCTTTATAATTATCAAACACTATTGAACTCCAAATTCTATTCAAATTGAATTTCGGAACCCATGAACCTTGAAATCTAGTTATAGAGGCCCCCAAGAAGGATAAACCTTCCCAGGTGCTCTGTTCTACTTTATCATCATCTTCCTTGAGCACGAAGCCACAGAGCGAGTAAAAGTCTCTCCTTGTTTCATAGAGAGATAAAAAATCTCCTTTTTCACTGGCTTCAGTGCTGAATATTTGATCATCAGCGTATAGATCTACATCCAGGATTGCAAGAGCATCTTTATAGGTCTGTACATGAGGAAAATGGTACTTAATCATTGCCAAGACAATAATCAAATGTCCAATTGAATTATCCACAGATGTACTAGGATCACCACTCTTCATTCCAGTTAGTATTTCTAGGACTTGACCCCAGGGCATAATGACCGCTGAGTTGACGCATTGTTGATAAATAAAATCCATACGTTTGCTAAATTCTTCTTTTGACATTTCTGGTGTGCCATCAAATAGGTCGACTCTAAGCCTTTTACAATACTCTCTAAGTATTGGATTAAAGTGTTTATCCCATTTGGTGCAATCACCCATGCCATTCTTGCCAGACTTTTTCTCAAGTCTCCTTAAAAGACGATCTAGCCCTCCTTTTTGAAAGGATGCTCCAATCTTTATTGGCAATTCATTATATTTAGCGTATAGTTTCTTATTAAATTTCTGAACACAACGTAGAGCATAGGACAGGAACATGACATCAGGAATTTCAAAACAGCGTTGATCGTTATTATATATCTTCTTCCAGGGAAGGTATTCCTCTTTTCCACTAACTTTCCAAAGAACACGACACCCTTTAAGTTTATGAGCTTTCGCCCAAAACAATCGGGTTTGTCGCACTCCTTCTTTTGTCATAAGAAATTTACCTTTTTTACCATGTAGCTTTTGATACATATAGCCACTGGAAGCTTCAAAGTTCCACTCGACCTTTTCTAACGGAATTACCTCAGATTTGACATCAGCAACTTCAAACATCTGTTTGACTTGTTGATATGCCCAATCAGCCTGCTTTCGAGGAAAGGTTTTACATTCCGGATCAAGGTCAAATAGCCGAAATTGTTTCTCCATTGCGCTCCAATTTGTTTTCACATAAGAATGTGTCAAATCAGGACAGAGCTTAAATTCTGGATCAATTGCGTTGTACCATTTATTAACAGTGGTTCCATCAATGCTGAATAATTCGTTCTTAATGTCGAATTCGTTGCCAACCATGGGTGGCAAATATCCCAAGGACCTAATGAACTTAAATGAGCCAGGGGCCATAAATTTTTGCTTTGGCGGTGGTCCTGTGAGGTGTTGGGTCCACCCCCCCCATAGGTAAGGTAGCACCTCATCCGCCTCAGCTTCCTCTAGTTTAAATTAAACAAACGAAGAACCTCGTCGTTAAAATAACGACCAGTGTTTGTTTTTCCAGGTTCACCTTCATGAAGATGCCAACCATATATGATACTATGTTGTGGATTCACAACAGGACAAGCACTAGCACCAGGAGTTGTATAAATGTCATACTCAAACTTTCCATCTGAGTATATCTTCTGAACTCTTCCTTTTTCCAATCTTTCATCTTCCGTAGGAAGATGACCTTGAGGTGTGTAATGAATCACAACCTCAGTTCCTTTAAGGGGAGCTTGGATTGTATAATTGGGAATGCGAGCCCGATGTTGAGTTTCGACTTCAAGTTCACACAAGTCGAATTCCATAGACAACTTCTTCACCTTGGCAGGAAATCTAACAACTTCATTGTTAAATTGTTGAATGGCTATGGTGTATTCTTTTCCTTCAACAGCGTCAGGGTGTCTTGACGTGAAAACACGATCTTTTGTTCTCCAAACACCTCTTTGCCATGTTTTTGCATCAGATTTCGCTCCGCCTTCAAGAATATAAGGCCAATTTGCACGAAATTTGACTTGTTCAATAGGAGTTACACCAACTAGTGGAGCTTCATTTTTATCTTTCTTAGAAAGACTAGTATCATCCCTTGGTTTCTTCGTTTTCTTGATCTTCTTGTTGTTCTGAGCAGTGACAACTTCAACAACAACTTTTGGAGTTATAGCTTCATTGTCATACATAACAAGCTTATCCAAAACACTTTGAATTTGTTCTGGAGTTTCAAGATAATCAGTGCATTCGAGACAAGCAGCTTCAATTTTCTTATATTTTTGGGGATTTGCGGCAACTAAGGCTTTAGCCTTCTTTTGCAATTCCTTAGCAACAAAAATTCGACGTGCTGTGTTGTCTTTTCCAACTGAAGGTGGAATTTCAATTCGAGGAGGGTCAACATTATGTTCGCGGAAGATAGCATTAGCATTGCTAATTTGTTGATCTATTGACTTTCTAGTCATTGACAAATTGGCTATTGTTGCTTCAAGACATTCATTATTCAAGACTGCTGATCTCAAAAGAGCTTCAGTTTTCATAAGTTTTTCTTCTGCACTCTGCATCTTTTTCTTGTCATTCTCTTGAGCTTTCTTCATCCAATAATTCCAAAGTTTTTTATTGGCACTTCTGTTGACAGGCAATTTCACGTATTGTATTTCATTCTTTTTAAGGAATGAAGGAATCCAATCTGCAAAAGCTTCCTGGACTGCTTTTTGGGCCTTTCCAGATCCACCTGATGCCAAATCGTCACCAAGAACTTTTAATTCTTCTTTATTCTTTTTAGGAAAGAATGCTGGTAACCAATCAGCTAAACATTCAGATTGATTTTTTCCACCTTTTCTACGGAAATCATTAGGATCAAACAATTCAGGATGGTGTTCCATTGTTCGAGATTTTGCGCGTTTTGTTGTTTCTTTGTCAAGTTCTTCCTCATAATCAGCCCAGTTTCCAGTCCAATGAGCATCTTGCCAATCTTTATCATTGGCAATTTCATCCTGAACCCTATAAACTGAGTCATACCAAGCATCATCACGTTCTCTCTCGAGACGATCCTGTTTACGTTCAAGCGTAAAATCCTGATCATCCTGGTATTTATCAAAAGCAGCATTAGTATACTTATCTTTATAATCCTGATTAATAGCTTCATGTGCTTTCTTGACTTTGCGTTTGTTTATATAAAGAAAATATAAACCAGCAAACAATATTCCAAACAAAACTATCCAGACTCGTTTTTTACCTTCTGGAGTGAGCTTAATGTATCGCAAGTACATTTGTCTTAAC